TGATTAAGATGTTAACATGAGTAACCCATTTGACTATGTTAACTCAATCCTTCAAAACAAGAAGAATCTAATTGTTGATGAACTGACAGAAAAAGACTATTCACCTTTTCTGGTTAATCGTACACTTTCCTATCATAAAGACTGTATCTTATATGCCAATGAGATGAATCGTAGGCATTTGGCTGATAAAAAGTTGCAATATGACTTTTTACTAAATACGATAAGGTCACAGAAAAGACCTTTTGCTAAGTGGGTTAAGGCTGAAAAAAGTGAAGATTTAGAATGTATCAAGCAAGTATTCGGACTCTCTGACCAAAAAGCTCGTGAAGCCAAGCGCCTCCTTAGTGATGAACAAATCCAAAAACTAAAAGAACAAACCGATACAGGTGGATTAAGGAAATGATATGGTTGATTTGGCCAAATTCATTGAGGTCACTCTCAATGAACAAGACGATTTTTTAAAGGTTCGTGAAACGCTAACACGGATCGGAGTATCATCACGCAAAGAAAAAGTTTTATACCAGTCTTGTCACATTTTACATAAACAAGGTAAGTACTACATTGTTCATTTCAAAGAACTGTTTGCACTAGATGGAAAACCATCTAACATTTCTGAGAATGATATACAAAGACGTAATGCAATTGCAAACTTATTGGAAGAATGGGGTCTAGTAAAAATTCTAAACCCACAATTGATGACTGATAATATTGCACCTTTGCATCAAGTGAAGATTATTTCGTTTAAGGAAAAAGAAGATTGGGAATTAATTACCAAATATAATATTGGTAAAAAGCCTCAAGATTACTAAATAAAATATCTCAGGGATGGGAACTAGGCGGCACCCTAGTAAATAACTGCCAAGAACACCTACCTTAGGTTCCGTTGGTCGCTACGGCATAAGGCGTCCGTGTAATTACACCCTCGACACGAAAGTTCGAGCCAGTATAAGGTAAGCTGGGATGCGTAACGCCTTCGGGGTTACATTTCATTAACTCGCTTAATAGGAGAAAACCATGACACTAGGACATATTTCATTTGGTCCATTGCACCACTCTACACTCGGCTTTGACAGATTCTTTGATGACGTTGAAAGACTTATGAATGTGGATGTGCAGAAAACTGTATCCAACTTTCCACCACACAACATTCTAAAACTGGATGATACTCGTTACATCGTAGAACTTGCCGTTGCAGGATTTTCTAAAGATGAAATCGACATTTCAGTTGAAGATGGTAAACTAACTGTTAAAGGTGAAAAGGAAGATAAAGAAAGCAAAGTGCAATATCTACACAAAGGTATCGGCACAAGGTCTTTCACAAAAACACTCACCATTGCAGATACAATCGAAGTAAAAGGTGCTGAGTTTAAGGATGGTATTCTAAGTATTGGCTTAGAGAATATTATTCCTGAACATAAGAAACCTCGCAAGATTGAAATTGGTGATAGTTTGAAGAAATTTAAACCAGAACTCTTACAAGAGAAATCTGTATAACCGATGGGGTCGCAATGACCCCATTTTTGCCTCACAACTTTATTATTTTGGTGTATAATTAAATCATGTTAAAAAAAGATAAAAACTTCCGCATTTCTAAACAAACGAAACGAACTATGGCAACTATTGTTGACCCTATTGAACGCCATGCATTTAAAAACATGATGATTCAGGCAGAGATTGCAGGTTCACAAGTGTTCGAAAAGAAAAAGAAACGCAACAATGAAACCGAAACTGCTTAACGCATATATGAAAACTGCGGAGACATTCGCTGAATGTTCTACCGCAAGAAGACTTCATGTTGGTGCTATCGTGGTTAAGGATGACCGCATCATAAGTATTGGTTACAATGGCATGCCTTCAGGTTGGGATAATAATTGTGAGCATAAAGACTACATGAGTGATGCCGGCGGCTGGTTGAGTCCTGACGAGATTTACGAACAATGGCCATTTGAAGAAGAGGATATCGACCCTGATTTAGGATATGCTAGGAGATATGCCTTAAAAACAAAACCAGAGGTGCTTCATGCTGAAACAAATGCAATCGCTAAGTTGGCAAAGTCTAACGAATCTGGACTTGGCGCTAGTATGTTTATTACTCACGCACCTTGCTTGGACTGTGCCAAATTGGTTTACCAATCTGGTATCAATACTGTTTATTATCGCAATAGTTATCGTGACGAAAATGGCATACAATTCTTACAAAAAGCAGGAGTAACAATTGAAAAACTATAGTGCAGAAGTAGTTGAGATTTGCGAGAATGGTGATGCAATATTACAATTCTCGGAAGAAATGATACAAGACCTTGGATGGAAAGTTGATGATGTACTAAGTATAACCATGAAGAATGGTGCAGTACACCTGAAAAATATTACCAAACATCCAGATTTATTTAAGGATTAATTATGTTAGTTATGCCAGATGCCATGTTAGGTAAACCAGTAGGTTTTACCTGTTCAACTTTTGATTTACTTCATGCAGGACATATTCTTATGCTTGCTGAGTGTAAACAAATTTGTGACTATTTGATTGTTGGTGTTCAAAGTGACCCGACTATTGATAGACCGGGAGTTAAAAACAAACCAGTACAGTCTATTGTTGAACGATATGTTCAACTCTCTGCTGTTAAATTTGTAGATGAAATTATTGTTTACAACACCGAAAAAGACCTTGAAGATATGTTGATGTTCTTACCTATTAGTGTTCGCATTATTGGTGAAGAATATAAAGACAAAGATTTTACAGGTAAACAAATCTGTGAAGAACGTGGTATCAAAATCTGGTACAACTCTCGTTCACACCGATTCAGTTCCTCTGAATTGAGGCAACGCACTTACCAATCAGAGATGAATAAACAAGTGAGCAAAAAAGATGAGTAAAACATTTACTGATGTTCAAATGTTTATGTTGGCTTCAGGCCAATCATTAAACACTAACAATGAAGAACAATCACAATTATACCATCGTTTAATCAATGAAGAATATAATGAATTTATTGTTGCGAGAAATCAAAAAGATGATGTTGAAACTTTAGATGCCTGCTTCGATATGATATGGGTGATTATTGGTTACATGTTGTCAAAAGGTTATGATGTTGAAGGCGCATGGGATGAAGGCGCAAGAAGCAACCTTGCCAAGATTGATACTGTTACGGGTAAAGTTATTAAACGTGAAGACGGCAAAGTTTTGAAACCTGATGGGTGGAAGAAACCTGACTTCAGCAAGTTTACCTGTAAAAGACTTGCATCCGACAAAGAAATCTGATATAATACAATTTGTTTTTAATATGAAAGAGAATATGAACATTCGTGAAATTGCCAAGAGACTTGCTATCGACAATCGTTTGCCTAGAGCAGACCGTTATGACCTCTACTTGAGGAACTTTGATGGTATGGTAGAAGTTCTTGGCTGGGTTCAAGACCCAACCGCTGATATGAATGACTATCGTGGAAGAGAAATGCTCTTCCCTAAACGATGGGTCACTATCGGTGTTCTATCTGGAGATACGAAAGTAAATGTATAGAGTAACTTATTATTTCAACAATTCAAATGCCGTTGCTTCTATGGAGTTTCAAAATCTTCAAGAAGCAACTGACTTTTCTATTAAGCAACCACTTAATTCAATTATAGAAATTAAACAATATGACGATAAAATTAATAACATTCAAAACGAATCAAACCTTAATCGGTGAAGTCGTAAGTGAAACTGATTCATACATCACATTAAAGCAACCTGTACAGGTTGTCATACAACCAACTAAAGAAGGTCCTGTGATGGGATTTTCACCTTACTTGGAATTTGCCGAAGAATTCAAAACAGGCATTCCTCTTCCAAAAGATAATATTCAATGTGTTACGACACCAATGACTGAGTTGACAAATCAATACAATCAAGTCTTTGGTTCTGGCATTCAAATTGCCTCTTCTATTCCGAAATTCTGATATAATATATGAATGAGTAAATACTACACAAATGTTGCCTCTGTTGGTAACAATATTCTTTATCGTGGAGTAAAAGAAGGCCGGCGTGTTAAGTTAAAAATTGCTTACACGCCGACTTTGTTTTTGCCTTCCAAAAAACAGACCAAGTTCACATCGTTAGATGGTGAACACCTTGAACCTATGAAATTCGAATCTATCCGTGAGGCTAGAGATTTCGTCAAGCGTTATGATGGTGTTGAGAATTTTAGAATCTATGGTAACAACAGTTATGCCTATGCGTTTATTGCTGATGAACAAAAAGGTATGGTTGACTGGAAGATTGAAGATTTATCTATTGCAGTAATAGATATTGAGGTTGGTTCTGAAAACGGATTCCCTGACCCATATCTTGCAACAGAACCTATCACCGCAATTTGTATTAAATACCTCAATGGTCAAACAGTTGTGTTTGGTTGTGGTGATTATGAATTGCGTGGTGATGAAACTTATGTTAAGTGTGATGATGAGTTCCAACTATGTAAAAAGTTTCTACGCTTCTGGGAAGAGAATTGTCCTGATGTAATTTCAGGATGGAATATTAAGTTCTTTGATATTCCATATCTTGTAAATCGTTTCAATAAGATTCTTGGTGAAGAAGATACACGAAAACTATCACCGTGGAACTTCATTAGTAGTCGCAAGGCTGTCGTAAACAACCGAGAGTTGATTGCATATGAATTCGTTGGTGTATCTACACTAGATTATATTGAATTATACAGATGGTATGCGCCAAGTGGTAAGTCACAAGAGTCTTACAGACTTGATGCTATTGCACAAGTAGAACTTGGTGAAGGTAAAATCTCTTATGATGAGTTTGATAACCTTCATGCATTGTACCGATTGAATCATCAAAAGTTTATTGAGTATAACATCAAAGACGTTGAGTTGATTTTCAAACTTGAAGCGAAACTGAAACTGATTGAACTTGGTTTGACTTTGGCATATGATACTAAAACAAACTTTGAAGATATCTTTGCACAAACAAGAATGTGGGATGCTCTAATCTATAACTACTTGTTGGATAAGAACATTGTTATACCACCAAAAGAAGAAAAACATAAGTCTTCGGCATTTGAAGGTGCGTATGTTAAAGTACCACAAGTTGGTCTACATAATTGGGTTGCCAGTTTTGACTTGAACAGTTTGTATCCACATTTGATGATGCAATACAATATCTCACCAGAGACATTGGTTGAGACAACTGATTACACACCAGAGATGCGTAAAGTTATTATGGATGGTATCTCTGTTGATAAAATGTTGACTAAAGAGATTGATACTTCTAAACTATCTGGTGTTACAATCACACCAAATGGCCAATTCTTTCGTACTGACAAACAAGGTTTCTTACCAAAGATGTTGGAAGAAATGTATGTTGACAGAAGTAAGTTTAAGAAGATGATGATTCAGGCCAAGAAAGACTATGAAGTTGAAACTGACCTGAACAAAAAGAAAGAATTAAAAAACAAGATTGCTCGTTATGACAATCTACAGTTAGCAAAGAAAGTTTCTTTGAATTCGGCATACGGTGCATTAGGTTCACAGTATTTCCGTTTCTATGATTTGAGAATGGCACTTGCAGTTACACTTGCAGGCCAATTATCTATTCGTTGGATTGAAAATAAACTTAATGACTATCTGAATAAATTATTAAAGACAGATGAAGATTATGTTATCGCCTCAGACACAGATTCGATTTATCTCCGGCTTGGTCCACTTGTTAACAAGGTGTATTCTGAGAAGACAGATATTAATCAAATTATCGCCTTCATGGACCGTGTATGTGAAGATAAAATCCAACCTTATATCGACCAAAGTTATCAGGAACTTGCTTCGTATGTTCATGCATATGACCAGAAAATGCAAATGAAACGTGAAGCATTGGCGAACAAAGGTATTTGGACTGCCAAGAAACGATATATTCTAAACATCTATAACAATGAGGGTGTTCAATATAAAGAACCACAGATGAAAGTTATGGGTCTTGAAATGATTAAGTCATCTACACCTGCGGCTATCCGTGAGAAGATGAGACTATCTATTAAGATTATGATTAATGGCACAGAAGAAGATATTCACACCTTCATTGAAGAATTCAGACAAGAGTTTAAGAAGTTACCACCAGAAGACATTTCTTTCCCACGTGGATTGAATGGTCTGAAAGAATACTCTGATTCTGTTACTCTATATAAAAAAGGTACACCAATTCATGTTAAGGGTGCAATTCTTTACAATCATTATCTGAAACAGAAGAATCTGACAAAGACTTACCCTCTTATCCAAGAAGGTGAGAAACTTAAATTCACCTATCTGAAACAACCTAATCCCTTTAAAGATATGGTCATTTCTTTTCCGAGTAGATTGCCAAAAGAATTTGAATTGCAGCCTTATGTTGACTATGATATGCAATTTGACAAGGCATTCCTTGAACCTATCAAAGTGATTTTAGATTGTATGAATTGGTCAACTGAAAAACGTAATTCATTGGAGAGTTTCTTTGGATAATATTCGCATCATTAAAACTGGTATCAATGTTTCTAAAATAGTGAAACAGCTGGAAAAGTATCCTGAAGATTGGGGTGGCCAAAAGAAAATGGAAGGTGTTGAACAAATTGATCCTGATTTTCATAAGATTTACGCTGGTGTATTGCAGTTAGTGATGGGTGCAATCACAAAGCCAGGTGAGATGGTTTACAATACAGAAATTTGTATTAAAACTCCTGCACACGATAGACACACCGAAATTGTAGGATTTTTGAAAAGACATTTTCATTCTTATCGTAGGTGTGGTTTTCTATCTTTACCTGCGGGTGAGATAGTTGGTCAACATATAGACCAAGGAACTTATTATCAAACAAAAGATAGATATCATTTATCAATCCAAGGTCGTTATGATTATACTGTTGGTGGTGAAACAGTTACAGTAGAACCAGGTACTTTACTTTGGTTCAATAATAAATTGATGCATGGAACAAAGAACGTAGGAGATTGTACAAGAATTACCTTTGTGTTTGATGTTCCACACTCTAAGAAGAACCCATGATACAAGTACTGTTACCTTTTTTAACTGCGATTGGATTATCAGCAATTGCAGCCTATTATTCAGTCATTGGACTCGCACAGATATTTCCAGGTTCATACTGGCCAATCATCGTCATGGGTTCGGTTCTTGAAGTATCAAAATTGGTAACAGTATCTTGGCTATATAACAATTGGAATGATACTGTGCGGATAATGCGTTACTATTTTTTGGCTGCCATTATTCTACTGATGTTAATTACATCTATGGGTATCTTTGGATATCTTTCAAAAGCACACCTTGATTCAAATATTGTGATTGGTGCAAATAGTGTACAGTTAAAAACATTAGACACACAAGAGAAAATTGCAAAAGAACGATTGACTTATTTGTTACAAAGAGCAGGCGACCCAGCAACTGCAACCCGTAAGATTGATGTACAAATCCAAGAGACACAGGTAGAACTGAAAAGAATTTCAACTGAAAAGTTACCTTTGTTATCAGAAGAAAACAAACTAACGGCAGAAATTGGTCCTATTAAGTACATAGCCGAGTTATTCTATAGTAAAGATGACCCGAACTTCATAGATAAAGCAGTACGAAGTGTAATTCTAATTATCATTATCGTATTCGACCCACTTGCCGTTTTGTTATTGATTGCATCTAATCAAACATACCAAAGAATAAAACAACCAGTAGAAGTTGAGCCTATAAAGAAGGCAAAGAAAAAGAAAACGCTTGACAATAGCACAGCAAATAGTTTAGAATCATTCTTTACAGATGATAAAAACGAAGTTATACCGAAGACAGACATTACCAAAATAGATGGAGATTTTAAATGAGTTTACTTGACAAAATTAAAAAGAATTCAACGATTAAAGATAGTGCAATACTATCCAAGTCTAAATTCTTTACAGAGAAAGATATGGTTACAACGGGTGTGCCAATGATTAACGTGGCACTATCTGGAAGACTTGATGGCGGCCTTATTCCTGGTCTTACAATGTGGGCAGGTCCATCTAAACACTTTAAAACTGCCTTCAGTTTGCTAATGGCAAAATCGTATATGGACAAATATCCTGAGGCAGTTCTTTTATTCTATGATTCAGAGTTTGGCACACCAGTCAAGTACTTTGAAACTTTTGGAATTGATATGGACAGAGTGTTGCATACTCCTTTGACTGACATTGAACAATTGAAGTTCGACATTATGCAACAGCTTCAAGAAGTGAATCGTGGTGATAAATTAATCATCATCCTTGATTCAGTTGGCAACCTTGCATCAAAGAAAGAAGTTGATGATGCACTTGAAGGTAAATCTGTTGCAGATATGAGTCGTGCAAAACAAATTAAGAGTTTGTTCCGCATGGTAACACCACACTTGAACATCAAAGACATTTCAATGGTTGTTGTGAATCATACTTACAAAGAGATTGGTATGTTCCCGAAAGATATCGTTGGTGGTGGTACAGGTTCTTACTATTCCGCTGACAACATTTATATTATTGGTCGCCAACAAGAAAAAGATGGAACTGAAGTTGTCGGTTACAACTTTATTATCAACGTAGAGAAAAGTCGTTATGTCAAAGAAAAATCTAAAATACCTATTTCTGTATCTTTTGATGGTGGCATTAGTAAGTATAGTGGTTTACTTGACCTTGCTATTGAATCCGGCCATGTGGTCAAACCAACCAACGGTTGGTATTCTAAGGTGGACCAATTGACAGGTGAGATTGGTGATAAGAAACGAATTGCTGATACTGCAACCGCTGAGTTTATGGAATCAATCCTAAAAGATTCGAAATTCAAAGACTTTATTAAACACAAATATGAGATTGCATATGGAAACATTATGGGAGAAACTCCTGTTTTGGAAGAAACAGAAGATGCTTAAAGAAGGCGTTGATTATCATTTCTTTGACTTCAAAGATTCTGATATAACTGGTATAGAACTCCTAATGAAAGAATTTAAAGGAGTAATATATCACTATCAGAAGGCAAGAGTGCTTGAAGAAGGTGAATTTGCAAGATTGCAATTCGGATATACGATTGTTCATCCTGGTGAACATGACATTGATGACTTGACAACTGATGAAAATTTGCATACAATCATGGGTGACATACTTACTACAATATTAGCGAACCAGGCAAATGAACAGACTAGAACAGACAATAATCAAGAATTTGATATAC